AAGAACTTTTGGAGGCATTATAGAAAAAAATGGCGCTTCGGCGCCTTTTTTGTTTACATTCCCCTCAAAATGTGATAGAATACTTATATTGTTGGAGGTTTTTATTTGTCATTCTATACATCAGTAAATCGCTATGGGAATCAAATCCTATATTGCGGCTATAACGACAATGGCGTACGTGTCGAAAAGAAAATAAAGTTTGCGCCCACACTTTTTATCCCAAGTAAAAATAAAAATACCGAATGGCTTGCCCTTGATGGCACGCCAGTAGAACCTATGGGTTTTCCCTCAATGAGGGATGCAAAAAACTTTATCGAAAAATATAAAGACGTTGACCAATTTAAAGTTTACGGTAATACAAACTATATTCAGCAATGTATTACTGATATGTTCCCAGATGAAATCAAGTTTCGTCCTAGCCAAGTAAATGTGGTTAACTTTGATATTGAGGTTGCTTCTGACGACGGCTTTCCAAAGCCAGAAGAAGCAATCCAACCGATTATTTCTATTGCTCTAAAATCAAGTCTATCTTCAGTCTATCAAGTCTGGGGCTTAGGAGATTACGATTATGAAAAATCTAATATTGATATGCGGGGCGATCTTATTCAATACCGTAAATTTGATACAGAAGAAGGTCTATTGGCCAGCTTCCATAAGTATTGGTGTGATAACCGGCCAGATATTATTACTGGTTGGAACAGTCGCTTTTTCGATATTCCTTATCTCATTAATCGCCTTTCTAGGATTGGAAGCATTGAAGCCGTAAGACGTTTATCTCCATGGAATATGGTGAACGAACGTAATACAGAAATTACTGGCCGTACTCAATATGGCTATGAGATTGTTGGCATACAACAGGCTGATTATCTCGAACTATTTAAGAAATTTGGATATTCATATGGCGCACAAGAATCATACAAGCTTGATCACATTGCTCACGTCGTTCTCGGTGAAAAGAAGTTATCTTACGAAGAACATGGCAATCTATATACCCTGTATAAGGAAGATCATCAGAAGTTTATAGACTATAATATCAAAGATGTTCAACTTGTAAATCGCATCGAAGAAAAGATGGGTCTTATTCAGCTGGCACAAACTATGGCTTATCGTGGTGGTGTTAATCTTCAAGATACGTTTGGTACTACGGCCATATGGGATTCTATTATCTATCGTGAGCTTAATAAGAAAAAGATTGCTATTCCGCCTAACTATGAAAAGATTAAGAATCCATATCCAGGCGGTTATGTAAAAGAACCACAAGTTGGCCTACATGATTGGGTCGTATCTTTCGATCTTAATTCTCTGTATCCAAATCTAATCGTACAATACAACATGTCACCAGAGACTCTTGTGGCTCAGACAGAGCGGTCTGGTGTGGATTTTTATCTAGAATCACCAGATAAAGTTACTTCACCACATTCAGTAGCTGCTAATGGTTCGACTTATCATAAAGAGTTTCAAGGCATTCTGCCAAAGATTATTGAAGCATATTATGCCGAGCGTACTCAGATCAAAAAAGAAATGCTTAAGGTCGAACAAGAATATCAAAAGAATAAATCAGTTGAGCTTGAACGAGAAATCAATCGATATAATAATCGTCAGATGGCTATTAAGATCTTGCTTAACTCTCTTTATGGCGCATTAGGTAACAAATACTTTCGATATTTTGATATGCGTATGGCCGAAGGCATTACTTTGTCTGGTCAACTTTCTGTACTATGGGCTGAAAAAGCCGTTAATGAGGAAATGAATAATATACTCAAGACTGATAATGTTGACTATGTTATTGCTATCGATACTGATTCTCTCTATATTAATATGGGTGGTCTCGTAGATCAATTTAAACCAAAAGATCCTGTTAAGTTTCTTGACCAGATCTGTTCCGACCATTTTGAAAAAGTATTAAGTAAAGCGTATGCCAAACTATTTGACAAAATGAATGCATACAAACCACGTATGGAAATGGGCCGAGAAGTTATTGCCGATCGTGGTATTTGGACTGCAAAGAAACGTTATATTCTAAATGTTCATAATTCTGAAGGCGTACAATATGCTGAGCCTAAACTTAAGATTATGGGTATTGAAGCCATTAAGTCATCGACCCCAGAAGTAGTTCGTGATAAATTCAAAGAGGCGTTTAAAATTATTATTAGCGGATCTGAAAATAAAACGCAAGAGTTTATCACGGACTTCTATAATGAGTTTCGTTCATTGCCACCTGAAAATATATCCTTTCCGCGTGGTGCTCGCGAGGTAACTAAATGGTCGACAAAAAAAGGTGAAAAAATCGCATATAAAAAGGGAACGCCTATTCACATTCGTGGCAGTTTGTTGTATAATACTCTTATCGATAAATATAATTTACATAAGAAATATGCCAAGATTCAGAATGGCGAGAAGATAAAGTTTTGTTATCTCAAGACTCCTAACCCGATTCAAGAGAATGTCATTGCTTTCCCTGATTATTTGCCAAAAGAATTTGGTCTAGAAAAATATGTGGATTATGATTTGCAGTTTGAAAAAACATTTAGTGAACCGTTAAAACCAATCCTTGATCCGACCGGTTGGTTTATAAATTATGACAACTCAAACACGTTGGAGGATTTCTTCGTATGACAAGTTGGTTAAAAAGATTATTGTACGATAAGTATGAAGTAACAATATGGTTTACAGAAGGTGATAAGAAAACAAAAAGTTTCTTTGAATTATCTGAACTAAATAAGATTGACCAAACATCTTTGCGCGGTAGAGATATGGATGGTCGTAAAATTAATATCAAGACTACCGAAAAATTTGATTATCAAGTGAGGAAAATATACTAATGAGTGACTGGGCTAATGACATTTATATGATGCATAATAAATTTGGCGTCAAAGAATGGTTCGAACAAAATAAAGATAATAAAGATCTTATGCGAACATATCTTAAATTTCGGTTAAATATGGTTCGTGAAGAATTAGATGAGACATGTGATGCTTTTGAATCAAAAGATTCTGAAGAAATCGTAGATGGTCTTATTGACCTTTGCGTATTTGCTATCGGCACACTTGATGTATTTGGAGTCGATGCTAATAAAGCTTGGGATAAAATTTATGAAGCGAATATGGCAAAAGAGCCTGGAGTAAAACCAGGTCGACCAAATCCTTTTGGACTTCCAGATCTAATAAAGCCTGAAGGATGGCAAGGCCCTAATCATGAGGACAATCATGGCAATCTCGCTAACGCTCTTTAAGAACGTATTTGATAATAAAACACACCGTAGAATGGACTTCGAGAACTGGCAACAGTTTTCGGAGCTTTTATACGATTTGTCTAAACAATCTTTGAAGGGGAAGAAAGATGCGCAACTTATATCACCAGCTGTATATGTTCCTGATACAACTAGGGCCAACAAGAATGTTGATAATTGGGCAGGTTGGGCTGCTATTGATGTTGATGATCACGCATTTAAGGGGAATCTAGAGAATGAACTTAATGAGCGCTTTGGTAATTACACATATGTGTGTTATAGTACCGCTAGTAGCACTCATGAATTTCCGAAGTTTCGTGTGGTTTTCCCGCTTAAAACTCCAGTTGAACAAGATAAGATCAAGCACTTCTGGTATGCGCTCAACTCGGAGTTGGGTAACATGGCGGATAAACAAACTAAAGACTTATCTCGTATGTATTATATTCCTGCAACTTACGATAACGCTAATAACTTCATCTTCTCTAATGATAATGGCGAATATGTTGACCCAATCAAACTCATGGCAAAATATGAGTACGCACAAAAATCAAGCAAAAACTTTATCGACCGACTCCCTGAAGCTTTACAAAAACAGGTTCTTGAACACAGAAAATCAAAACTAGATAATACTAATATTGTATGGACAAGTTATCGTGATTGTCCGTTCTGGCCACAGAAATTAGCTAGCGAATATCAGATTATATCTAATACAGGTTGGTATCATAAAATGTATCAGATTATGGTTGCTATTGCTGCTAGAGCTGTTGAGCGTCAATATCCTATCAACTCAAATGA